TCACCGTAGTGCTTTATCTGAACCCATTACGCGCAACCAGCGGGTTAACCTCTTCCTCTGCCATCGGTTAAGCGGCACAAATAGGTCCTCCGGCAGAAAATCGACGCCGTCTGGCGTACAGTTAGTGACAGAACTCCAAGACGGTCCGCTCTGCGCGCACACTTCTTCCCGCCGGCGGGGCACTATTTTCCACTGCGTCGGGCGGGTGATGATGGCGAAGTCCTCTCCCGCCAGCCGGTCGTAGACGCCGCGAATGCACATCAACGCCTCCCCATATTGGTTAACGTGCTGCGAAGGCTGATAAAAGGCGCGCACCTGCAGGGCGTCGCGCTTGACAAAGGGGCCGCCCTGAGCGTTGACATAGCTTGCCCAGTCTCCGGCGTCTGCGGCTGAATGCGCGTCGGCAAACGCGACGCTCAGGCTCCCGGCCGCCGCGCGATTGTGCAGGCGGCGCAGCTCGCGCCAGACGGTGACCGGCGCGCCGCCGATAAACTGAAACTGGCGGATGCGCCAGCGGCTTGCCCAGGCGGTAGCGGCCGCCGAGGTCTCCTTCAGCGGCCTGCCGCTCTCGCGCTCGCGCTCGCCGTCGAGGGCGTAGCCGTCAATATTTTTGGCAATATATTTGGCAAGGTATCCGGTGGCGCTGCCTTTGCTGCTGTCCATGACCACGGAGTGAAAACGCGCCAGCTTCGCGCTTTCACTGCGCAGTTCGTGCGCGTCATCGGCCAGGGCGTAGTCGCGCACCGTCCGGCGAAACGCCTCAAGGTGCTCCGGGCGCAGAAAGATCAGCAGGTGCCAGTGCGGCGTGGCATCGTGATGCGGCTCCGCGACCCGAAGCCCGAAAATGCGGATATTCTCGCGGTGAAGGCGAGCGCGTATTTTTGCCCATAGCTGATTGAACCAACGCTGGGTGTTCTGGGGAGAGGCGCCGTTCCATGCCGGATTGGGGCATCCGCTGCTTAACGTGGCGTGCCAGGCCGCCGGCGCCGTGATCGTACAGAACTCCCCGGCGAAGCCCAGCTGCTGGCAGATATTTTCAAAACCGCGAATGCGCGTCATCAGCTCGCAGCGGCGAATGGCCGGATTCGCCGTCGAGGTGTCATATTTGTCGATCAGGCTGATGCGGTGCCCCTCTTCATCCTCAAGCTCCATGCTCTTGAGAAAATCGCGGGTGCGCCGTTTTTGCTCCCGCCACTCGCGCAGGCAGCCGCTGCTGGCGAAAGGATGCTCCCTGCGGCTGACGCAGCCAAAGGCGATAAGCAGGTGCTCTCGCCACTGCAGGGCGGTGCGCCGCAGCCGGCTGCGCCACCACGCCTTGCTGAACATGCGAATGACCGCCGGCCCCAGTTGCTTATGGTCGATATTTTTCTGACTGACGCGCTGCCAGCAGGGCGGCGTGACGTTAAACTGCTGGCAGATGGCGGCGGCGTGGAGATACCAGCGATACAGCGTGCTGCCGTCACACTCTCCAGCGACGTCGACGTTCGCCAGCTCGGCGCGGATAAAGTGTGCGATATCCTCCGCCAGCCGGTCAACGTCGGCCCGGTTCATGTCAGCCAGCCGGTTATAGCGGGACGTCATGCTGACCAGACGGGAGGCCAGAAACTGCAGAAAGTCAGTGTCGAAGTGGCCGCGGAATATCTGCTGCGTGACGGTGGGCGAGACGGCGGCAATCCGCCATTGCGCCATGACCTTTTCAGCGCGCGGGAGCCGGTGCGCGCCGACGTAGCGGATATACGCATTGGCGGCAGGCGCTCCCTCACGCGCTTCCAGCGCGTCGCTACGGCGGTGAATTTCCCGCTGCAGGCAGTCGGGAAGCAGCGCAATAGCGCGGCGGGCGGCGAGCAGGGCTACAATCTGCTGGTGGCGCTCCCGCTGCTGCCGATGGGTCAGCCCCGGGCTGCCGATAGCCCGGCGCGGGGCGTTCCACGGCCACGCAAAAGCCTGCGGGATCACGAGCCCCTCCGGAAGTGACGCTGCTGCTGTTCATAGCGCTGCTGGCAGGTTATGCAGAAGACGGCGCCGGGCACCGCCGCGCGCCGTGCGGCAGGGATCGGCGCGTCGCAGGCTTCGCAAAAGGCGCTGGACGGTGCAAAGACCTCACGTCGGGCGCGGCGAATATAGCGCTCTCTCTCTTCCAGTTCATACTGCTGGGCGCGATCCATATCATCGGCCATCAGTGCACCTCCGCGTCTGGGGTACGCATACGCTCTTCTTCCTGCAGCAGAAGCTCTGCCGCTTCTGTGCCGGTGAGTTCATAGCGGTGAATATGATCCGCAAGGGCCGAGAGCCGCGCGGTGAAGCGGCGGGCCAGCTTGACGCGCTCCGCGCAGCGGGTCTGGAAGATGAGTTGCGCGATCTTTTCATCGCTGTCGTCTAAAAAAGTCATTGGCTATCTCCTGAATTCAGTCAAAGCGCGGCCCGACGGGTTGACGTCAAAGGTCGTTGCTTAGGGGTTAACGTGGCAGGCTGAGGCGTCCCGGAAAGAGGCTGACCATGGCCCTGAACTGATTCATCGCGTGGATAAGCGCGGTACGCTCTGCCGTGGAGAGCGACTCCAGCGGCAGCGCGTGGCGGCCGGCGGGAATACCGGCAAGAAAGAGCAGCGCCGAGAGTGCCCGGACATTGCGGGAATACTCAGGATCGCGTCTGTTCTGCATTGCGGCGAAAAATGCGCGCAGCGCTTTCCCATCCTCGTCCCAGTACTGCGCCCGCAGTTTTGATATCTGGTCCAGGCCCCGGGTGCGCTGGCCTACGTTTAAGTGTCCCGCTGAAGGCGCTATTTGAACGGGCATAAATACCTCCTGCAATCGTTGTAGGTCGTTTCATTGTTCGTCGGTGTCTCCTCGCATAACTTGCATTTGAAAGCTTTTGCGGGGATTTACCGTTGATTTTGTCACTGGTATCACGCAATATCAGGCTATTAACCTGAGAAGATAATGCATCTACCCATACATAACGTATGTAAATAATGTAGATCGCATATGCGTTTGTGTAAATCGCTTTTTTGTTGTGTGGTGACTATGCCTGAAGAGAATTTAAATGCGCAAGAGATCGTGGAGCGGATAAGCTCCGCGTACGGTGTTTCCAGCCAGCGAGCGCTGGCAGAGGCGCTGGATGTTCCCGCCAACAACATCAGCTCATGGCTACAGCGCGACAGCATTCCCTACAAAGCCGTGGTGAAGTGTGCGCTGGATACCGATGCCGATCTGTACTGGCTGGTGAACGGAAAATTTGCAAATGCAAATAAGGAGAGTAGCGTCCAGCTGCAGGGTAAATCGCTGTATGAGGAGATCCTGGCGACCGGCGGCCGGCCGGTGCTTCGCCGGATCCTTGACGCTTACGGGTTCCGGATGCAGAAGGAGCTGGGCGATTTGCTTGATATCTCTTCCGGCACAATCAGTACCTGGGTAAGGCGCGAGTTCTTTCCGGGGGACGTGGTGGTGGCCTGTGCGCTGGACACCGGCGTATCGCTGCGCTGGCTGGCGACGGGGAAAGGCGAAATGTTTATGCAGCCGGCTCAGGGCGCTGCCGATGAAAGCGTACAGCGTATTGCCCGCTATCGCCTGGAATCCGGCGCGCTGAAGGAAGCGGGGCGCTGGGCGCTGGATGACTCTCTGGTGACGCAAAACGGCGCGGATTTAGTCTTTATTCAGGGGCTCAATACCGGCTGGCTGGTTGATACTTCTGCACAAACGCTCGGCAACGGGCGCTGGTTTATCAGCATTGACGGCTCACTGGATGTCTTTGATGTCGTTCGGCTGCCCGGCGGTAAAATTCACCTGACCAATACTGCCGCCGACTTTGAGTGCAGTATCAGTGACGTTGCCCCCTACGGTCTGGTGACGTTAACGCTTGAGAAGCATCTGTAAGCTGCGAGTCGGAGCCTCGCCAGATGGCTCCGACTGCAGCGGTACTGCG